CAGCCGCAAAAAACACAATTGATTTTGTAAAACCCCAGGAAACTGAGGAAGAAGCAATGACTCGTATTCGCGAGCGTTTTGAGATCCTTACAGAGATGACCAAAGCCGCAACGGCTGGTGACATCCGTGCCATGATTGTGAGTGGCCCTCCAGGTGTGGGCAAGAGCTACGGCGTAGAAGCCGAGGTTGACAAGGCTTGTTTGTTTGACAAACTGAGTGGCAAACGACTTCGTGCAGAAGTTGTTAAAGGTAGTGCAACCCCAATTGGCTTGTACCAGACCCTGTACAAGTACTCTGATGCCAATTGCGTCTTAGTGTTTGATGACTGTGACAGCATCTTGTTAGATGACGTGGCACTCAACTTGTTAAAGGGTGCCTTGGATTCCGGCAAGAAACGTAAAATTTCTTGGTTGTCAGAATCTAGTGCTCTGCGCAGAGAAGGCATCCCAGACAGTTTTGAGTTTAAAGGTAGTGTGATCTTTATTACAAACTTGAAGTTTGACAAAATGAAATCGCAAAAATTGCGGGATCACCTGGATGCATTGCAGAGCCGTTGTCACTATCTGGACTTGACACTTGACACTATGCGTGACAAGATCTTACGCATTAAGCAGATTGCCAATGATGGTGTGTTGTTTTCGGACTACGAGTTTAATCAGTACCAGCAAGACGACATTATTGAGTTCATGAACACCAACCAAGAGCGGTTGCGTGAGATGAGCTTGCGTATGGCGCTAAAAATTGCAGACTTGGTCAAGAGCTTCCCTGCAAAGTGGAGATTGATGGCCGAGACTACATGTATGAAGAGTGCCTAAAATGAGCTGGATGATTGTATTAAATACAGTTGTCATGGTGTTGTGCTGGCGTTGGGCCACCCGTGATTTTGAACATGGCAATACTGCCATGGGGTGGTTCAACATATTCTTCTCAGCATGGAATGCGGCATCTATAGCAAGTGCTATTTTTTAAAGGAATCATGATGTTTGAAAAATTTGCAGTTTGGTTTGGAACGTATCGCAAATCTATTGGATACACAATCGGTGGTATCAATGTGCTAAGTGGCCTACAGTATTTTGCGCAAGGTAACACCGCACAAGGTTGGTTGTTTTTCATGATTGGTTACATTATACTTCTTGACACCTGGGACAACTAAAATGAATCAACAACTTCTTGAATTACAGAGCCAGTGCATTGTGCGTGAACAACGTGGCACTAGTGCTTTTGATAGCTATATGGTGGATCGGTTTGATACTGAAAAGTTTGCCAAGTTGGTTGTTCAAGATTGTGTTCAAACCTTGGTTAACTATGGTTACACTGATGCGGCCAAAGCCTTGAGTGAGGCTCAGCTGGGCCCTGACCCCGAGTGGCAGACTTATCAATTTCCGGACATTTAAAATCATGCTAAAAGACAGACGAGTATTATTAGAACAAGAACTTACACAAGCACACGACCGAGCAGCCGCTATGTATTTGGATATTGTCACTCATGACGGTGATGTACAAAGTTCAGAGTATCAGGATCTTAAAGATCAGATTACAAGTTTACAGTTTGATCTTAACATTGTAAACAAGTTGATTTATAAAGGTCACAAATGAACGAACGAATTCGAGAATTGCACAGTCAATGCAAGGTCTGTGATAAAGATACTGTACTATATTTTGATTATGAACGGTTTGCCGAGTTGATTGTGCGGGAATGTGATCGGTACGCCAGGAGTGCCTGGGAGCATGGTCCATTACTAGGTAGAGATTTGCTAGTACATTTTGGAATTGTGGAGATGAAAGATGAATGATCGAATTCGAGAACTTGCATTACAGGCTGGCGGAAGTCATTACCCAGATGTTAATACCAACCAGCTGGTAAAATTTGCCGAGTTGATTGTGCAAGAATGTTGTGATATTTTAGATCCAGGTGAGCATCAATTAATAGCACGATTCCAAGCAAGAAAATGGTTAGAAGAACACTTTGGGATCGATAACTAAGTGTAACAGGGAGATTGACATGGACGTGACCAGAGTTACTGCATACAACAACGAAATATATCAGCGCACAGAATACAAGCGACTGGAACAGCGGCACGAAGAACTTAGATTAGAAGAACGTCGCAACAAACAACAAGCCGAAGTACAGGAACAAAAACGCACTGAACGAAACCGCCAAATGAATCAACCAGGGCAAAACGTGGATCGCATGGCTTAACAGTTTACCGGATTGTCAATTTTAGTCTAGCTCCTAGACAATCCGTTTCAACAGGTACTCATAAAACGGTACCTGTTTTTTTGACTTGTGAGATGATAAATGTTATAATACTACACAATGAATATCAACCAACCCAGCAAATCATTACAAATAGAATCTCCTCGCAACCTTTACAAATGGGCTCGTGTCTGGAACGCCACCCAACGTAAGTTTTTTACAGAAGAAGTGCGTATGCGTAGAGAAAAACAAATTGAGGATTTTATAGTTTTAAATGAATTCCGACGTGTGCACTTTGTAACTGATACTGATGTGTTTGTGAACTTTGATCAAACCCATCGTGTTGCAAGTCCGGACCAAGCAGACTTAGTTGTAATAACAGATCAAAAATTCAGTAGGTATCCGTGTACTGTATTAGTTGAACAGATACTCATTCTATTAAATCAATGTCCAAATCTTTTTGTTTGCTTGAATAGACATTATATCAATATTGATAATAGTTATATTGACTCTACACTGAGTGACAAGTTGACACTGGCCATTCCTCAATGGCTGCGTAAAAGTTTGCCCCAAACCAAGATATTGGATCTTAGCCAGGACTATGTAGATCATGGGGAAAGCTTTACTTGGGTTATTCCCGACAGACTATTTTACATTCAAAAATGACAAAGCTAATAGAACATTTTCATGAACAGCACATTCGTACTGACTGGAAAACTCAGTACTTTAGATATCGAGCAGGGCGACTCAAGCACCAGTATTGGTTAACAAACAGAAAGAACCCCAATTTGGCAGTACTAGATGAATATGATTATTCTATACTTAAAAATTGCCAAGCAGGCACCACAGTGTTTTTTGGCAGTGCCGGCTACTACATACGAGACATATTCCCTGACGTAGAAGTAATTGAAATGCATCCAGTGGTCAAAACCTTTTATCCCGATGCACATATCTGTCTTGACCGTGCCGGTATAGCAAATACTGTAAATTTTCGTGCTGATAATTTTGCTGTAGTAAACAATCGTGGAGACCATTGGGTCACATTGCAAGGACTCAACAACCATTTAATTAATTACAGCAAAATAATGCGCCCCGGGTGCAGAGTATTTTACAGTTTTCGAGATACTCAAATGTATGTTAATAGACTTACTGTCAACATGGAACAACATTTTTTAAATTGGGCAATTGATTTATCAGCACATGGATTTGAGTTGGTATGGCATTCAGTGGACTTTGAACGGAAAGTGCCAGATGAAAATGGCTATTATGACATGTTAGAAAATCCTGATACCACAAATGGCAACCTAAAGTTTTGGTTTGTATATCAAGGTAGCCCCTGGGAAGTAATTGCATGATCGAAATTGTGTGTTATAATGGCGGCGCATGCGGCGATCTTGTTACTGCCATGATTGATCCCCGAGAAGCCATAGTAAATAACACACTACATCTAGCACCCGATCGTAGTTTATTGAAAAAGACACACCTGTTTGCTAGTGATTGGGAACGCAATCAGTACCTTGACCGGACATCCCATCATTGGAATAGCGTACCTAGCCATGATTTAGAATACCATGTGCGCCAGGCACATGACTTTATTGCCATCACAGTTGAGAATTGGGGCACTGCTTTATGGGCAGCCACAAGATTTCAGCAGTTACACCGACCACAAGTGTGGCAAGAAATGGTTGAGTCATGCGGTGCACAAGATGTGTCAGGATATGCACAAGTAATGCGGGACTTTTCCAGCTTGATTAAAACCAAAACTCAGCGTATAATACAACTTGAACGTATTGTAACAGGACATGCGGTGGAAGATTTACTCCAACTAGTGCCCACAGTAGATGCAAACATATACCATGCATGGTTGCAACAGCAAACCGGATTGACAACATGAAAACAGCGACCATAGTAATTAAAGATGAAGTCAATATCAAGATTGAAGGTCTTGACTTGGACATGCGTCAGCGATTGACCAAACAATTCAAATACGAAATACCTTATGCAAGATATTTGCCAGCTGTGAGACTGGGCCGCTGGGACGGCAAAATAGCCTACTTCCAACTGGGTGGTAGTACATTTACCAACTTGTTGCCTGAAATTATTCCTGTGCTTGAACAATACAATTATGACATTGAGCTTGATGATCAGCGTGACTATTCGGTGTCGTTTGACTTTGAGCCATTTGAAGAAACATCATTTGCTCACAAGTTCTGGCCCAAAGGACATCCTCAAGCTGGTGAAACAGTCATGATGCGAGACTACCAAGTTGAAATTGTCAACAACTACTTGAACAACCCACAATGCATTCAGGAAGTGGCCACAGGTGCAGGCAAAACTGTTATGACTGCTGCCTTGAGCAGTAGAATTGAACCCTATGGTCGAAGCATTATTATTGTGCCCAACAAGAGCTTGGTTACACAAACAGAAAAAGATTATGTTAACTTGGGCTTGCATGTGGGCGTGTACTTTGGTGACAGAAAAGAATATGGCAAGACACATACCATTTGTACTTGGCAAAGCCTAAACAACTTGTTAAAGGATACCAAGTCGGGCAAGGCAGAATTCACCATACAAGACTTCATGGAAGATGTGGTGTGCGTTATAGTAGACGAAGTGCACATGGCCAAAGCAGATGCACTCAAAACTTTGTTAACAGGCGTAATGGCAAGAGTGCCTATTCGCTGGGGACTGACTGGCACAATACCCAAAGAAAAATTTGAAAGTGTAAGCTTGTTGGTTAGTCTAGGGCCGGTTATTAGCCGACTTGCTGCCAGCGAACTGCAGGATCGGGGTGTGCTAGCACAGTGTCACGTGAATATTGTACAGTTGGTAGATCATGTAGAGTACAATGATTATCAGAGTGAGCTTAAATATCTGTTGGAAGAATCTGGCCGACTAGACACAATGGCCAATCTAATACAACAAGTTAATTTAACTGGCAATACCTTGGTCTTGGTAGACCGTACCGAGTGTGGTCGCCAATTGGTAGAACGCCTAGGGGATAAATCAGTATTTGTGTCCGGGGCAACCAAGGCCAAAGACAGACAAGATGAATATGATCAGGTTGCAGACAGCGTTGATAAGATTATTGTGGCCACTTACGGTGTTGCCGCTGTGGGCATTAATATTCCTAGGATTTTTAATTTGGTTCTTGTGGAACCCGGCAAAAGCTTTGTCCGCGTTATACAAAGCATTGGGCGTGGCATACGCAAAGCAGAAGACAAAGACCATGTTCAAATCTGGGACATAACATCAACATGTAAGTTTGCCAAGCGTCACTTGACCAAACGCAAACAGTTCTACAAGGAAGCCAACTATCCTTTCACACAAGAGAAGTTGGAATGGATGAAAATTTGACATTTACAATTATACCTGCTATACTACACTCATGAGAATACTAACACTAGACAATCAGTCCTACAACCTTGACACACTGCCGGAAGAGGTAGATGACATGAGGTTTGCCATACTAGATAATTCAGACACTTCTAATCCTGACTATTATTACATACCATTGATCTTTTTGGAAAGCTTTTCGGCTCCTGCATTGATATTGCGTATAGGCGAGGACACCGTCAAGATGCCCATGGACTGGCAAATACTCATTGGCGAGCCCGACGTGGGGGACCTGGAAGTACTTCCGTTAACATCAATCAATGATCGAGGGTTCAAAGTATTTCAATTCAATCCCTTGAGCAGTTTTAGGCCCAGTTTTCCTGATATTGAAATTGTAGATGTGTATCATGAAGTCACATGGTATGCGCCCAAACTCAAAAACGGACAAATGCTAGCGGTTCCGCTGTCAGATCATGCAAATCCTGACTGTGTGTATTTTGTAAAAGATGTAAGTAGAAATTGCGAAATAGTCGATTATAACAAGGCTTGGTAATCATGGAACAATACGAAAAAAGTGGACCCCCGGTGAAAGTTGCAGTTGAGCAAAAAACTGATCACAGTATAGAGCTTAAAGAATTAATAAAAGCACAGAATAGCCGTATTGACTTTCTTGAAAGAGAACTAAAGAGACTCAAGGCAAGAGTCGATGATGCAACTGCAATGATTAATCGACGCAATGGATAAACTTAGCATACACAACGAGATGGCATGTCTTGACGGAAAAGATCGAGACTTTTACGATAGCCTAACAGATGAGGAACGCAAGAAGTTCAGCAACTACTTGATGATTCGGTGGGGGTCGGCTGTGCAAGGTAGTCAAGCACTTCAAGAATACTATTTACAAAGCTGTAATCACTATCTCAACAAACATTTTTTTACCATAAATCGTCATCCTAAACTGCAATGGTTGTGTGCTACAGCAGTGAGTCCAGGCATGGGAACATTCAAACACCAATGGATTTCTCCCAAAAAGAAAGATGGCAACAAAGCCAATGCTGGTACAAAGAAAAAACAACTGATGAATTTGTACCCCAACATGAAAGGCAGTGACGCAGAAACACTAAGCCATCTTGTGTCACAGAAAGATATTGATGCTCACCTCAAGGATCTGGGTCAGGATAAATGACTTACCAATGTCGTTACTGTGAAAAAGATTTTATAAAAGAAACTAGTCTAGCAGTTCATGTGTGCGAGGCCAGGCGTCGACATCAAGAACAGTCAGAAGTTGGAGTTCAACTGGGATTGCAGGCGTACTTGAGATTTTACGAAATCAGTCAAGGATCAGCTCGACTAAAAACATTTGACGACTTTGCTAAATCCCCTTACTACAAGGCGTTTGTAAAATTTGGACGTTATTGTGTGTCTATACGTGCTGTGAATGTGTCTAGATTTATAGATTGGGTGGTCAAGAAAAACAAAAAAATTGACAACTGGTGCCGAGACAGTGTTTATACAGAATACCTAGCTGATTACTTGCGCAATGAAAACATATCCGACGCACTGTCACGTGCAATTGAACACAGCATTACCTGGAGCGAAGAAACTGATAATCCAGCACATGACTTTTTACGATATGGCAATGACAATACAATATGCTATGCCATTGTTTCAGGTCGCATAAGCCCCTGGGTAGTGTATAATTGTGCATCAGGACAGGAGTTCTTGACTAGACTAAACCCCGGACAAATTTCTATGATTTGGACAATTATTGACAGTGATTTTTGGCAGAAAAAGTTTTGTGACTACGTGGCCGACACCGAGTACACACGAGATATATTGACCAAGGCAGGATGGTAATGAGCGCAGATATTGACATTGATTTTGCCAATCGAGATCAAGCACTTAGCTTGATCAAACATATTCCAGCAAGACAAACAGTTGACGGTTGTGTGCGACGCCATAACTCAGGTGTGTATGTTACAGATATCCCACAAGATGTTTTGAACAACTGTGCAGCCATAGACTATGAAACCGCAGAGGCTCGTGGCTATTTTAAAATAGACTTCTTGAACATGAGTGTGTATCAATTGATCAAAAGCCCTGAACACTACAATCAAATGCTGGCAGCTACCCCGCCTTGGGATCGATTGTGGCAAGATGCTGTTTGGTCAGGCCAACTGGTGCACGTGGGCAACTACACTGAATTATTGCAGAGCATGCGCCCAACAAACACACAACAGATGGCAGCATTTATTAGTATCATTAGACCAGGCAAAGCACACTTGCAAAAACAATCCTGGCGTGATGTATTTGACTCGGTGTGGGACGGAAATGATAGTCGGGGCTATACTTTTAAAAAGGCACACGCAGTAAGTTATGCGGCCTTGGTAGCATTACATATGAATTTGTTGAATTAATCAATTTTTCTTACTAGAGTTATTGATCGACGCTTGCTCCGTCTCTGCGAAATGTCATTGAGACTGCACACAGGACCGTGTACTATTTCTAAATCTTTGTTGGCAAAAGTTTTTAAACAGGGGCGAAATCTCTCCCATTCAACCTTTAAAAATATGTTAATAGGCACACTGCGGTTGCTTTCCCACCACCAAGTAGCTGCCAGATCCAAGAAGGCACGACGATCGGCTTCAGCATTTATGCTGCCAAAATCGTAAATAGTAGTAACGTTAACGTCTCTGTTTTGAACAATGCCCACGTATTCCATGTTGGAATATATGCACATTGTAATAAACGGATAATGTTCGCTTAAAGTACGGAACATGTTTTCACCCATAAATACCTCTAGGACTCCTTTATGTATTCAACCACAGCCTATTTATATCAACAAATCCAGACGGTATTATTGGTGGACATCACGGGGGCATTTTTTGACCGGAGGTGGGACCCAGTGTACGCTAAAAATTTAACTCTCAACTTGGGAGTGGACAATGTTTTATTGTTCCAGTTCCAAAATCAAGATCAGAAACCTGTAAACATTACAGGTGCTACTTTCATGTTTAGAATGATCAGCCAAGACGGACAAAATCTTTTGTTTGCCAAAGAACTGGTGAGTCTAAGCAGCACTCTAGGACGAGCCAAGGTCACAATTACCTCAGCCGAAACCCTAAACTTTCAAGCACAACCTGCTAGTTGGAGTCTTGAAATATCCTCGGGTGTGTTGGATCGAGCAGTGTTTACAGATGACCAAGCTGGCGCTCGCGGCGTTATTAACATTGTGGATTCAGTTTATCCTGCATTTGTTGCTAGTGATATACTAACAATTCCTACTGGACAACCCACACAAGGAAATACATACTATACCAGTACTGTAAGCACCAACGGTGCAGGATTGACCACCTTCCAACTGGACTCATTGAAGTTTACCGGTAACCTACAGGTGCAAGGTGCAACTTTCTCACCAGACACCGATCAGGAATGGTACAACGTTGCCTTTGAAGATTTAAAAACTGGTAACACTGTAGATCAGATAAATTTTACTAACAGCACCGAACGCTTGGGCATAAACGTAGAAGGATACCATCCTTACATCAGGCTTGAACTTGGTATCAATAACGGTAATATTGATCTTATACAGTATAGATGAAATTTGATAAAATTGTAGCATTTGGAGATTCGTGGATCTGGGGCGACGAACTGCTTGATCCCAAATTGACCACACATGAACATGCACACCCAGTTATAATAGAAAATGTACCTTATCGTGAAGGTAAATGTTTTCTTGGACAGCTAGGCGCACATTATGGAGTGCCAACAGAAAACTTTGGTATTCCAGGCGGCAGCTTGCAAAGTACTATTTGGACTTACCTTTGGTGGCGCGAACACGAAACTATCACGCTTGACCGATGCGCAGTACTGGTTGGATTAACTGATCCCAACAGACAAACATTTTACAATCCCGATCATGTGGCCTATTCTAATGATCCTCCTTGGAATCGATTTGTTCACAATGCTTGGATCCATGGCGGTGGAGCAGGCCCTAATTCCACATGGACACAAATGGTCAAACATCACATGGTATTAACCGATTGTGATGCAGTACACAAATTGAATTACCAACAAACAGTGCTGTTTTTCGAAGGGCAGTCAAGATATGAAACAGGAACTTTGTTGCAGTTTAACACCATGTTTAGCATACTAAACATGCCATGCTCAACACTTATTTGGCCAACACAATCACTGGATCATGTGTTACGCTCATGTGCCAACAATGATGATTTGTTTGCCCCTCAAGGGCACCCAAATGAAAAAGGACATGCGGTTCTCCGCGATAGCTTGATTATTGAACTTGAACGTGCTATACTAGCACAGTGATTGACATACTTTCTTATCTTCCTGGCAAACGCAAACAAACACCCAGTGGTTGGGTGAGTTTTAATGCTGTGTGTTGTCATCACAACGGCGCCAACACTGACAAGCGCGGACGTGGTGGACTCAAAGCAACTGAACAGGGCTGGAGTTACCACTGCTTCAATTGTGGATACACCGCTAGCTTTATCCTTGGCCGCTCAGTGAGCTTTAAGGCCCGTAGGCTCTTGAGCTGGATGGGTGTGCCAGATAATGAAATTGAGCATCTTAATTTAGAAAGTCTCAAACATCGTAACATACACGGCATACTAGAAGATCGACAACGAACATTTAACACACTGAGTGCAATTGAATTTGAAGAACGTGACTTGCCACCATTTGCTGAGTTGTTGACTGGCCAAGGCACTTACCGAGAATATGTACAATCTAGGTGCGTACCTGATGACTTTCCAATCATGATACAGGAACAGAATGATGGCATCCACTGGACACGCCCGCATGTGGTAATTCCGTTTACTCATAATGACCGTATTGTGGGTTATACATGTAGATTTCTTGACAACAAACAGCCTAAGTACATTTCCGACAGCCAGCCTAACTATGTGTTTGGGATGGATTTGCAACACGCCGATTGGGAACATGTACTGGTAATGGAAGGCATATTTGATGCGCTCTGCATTGGAGGCCTGGCAGTGATGCATAATACCATTAGTGATGGGCAAGCAAGACTCATACGCAGTCTCGGTAGGCCAGTTACTGTGGTACCTGACATGGACACCGCAGGTGTTGCACTGATTGATCGTGCAGTAGAACTAGGTTGGGCAGTTAGTATTCCCGATTGGCCCAGCCATGTTAAAGATGTCAACGATGCAGTAATTGAATATGGTCAGCTAGGTGCACTACTAACTATTATGCAAGCTAGAGAAACCAGTAAAATCAAAATTGAATTAAGGAAAAAACAACTTGTTAAAAGAATACGGACTTGACGTTCAAAAACTATTCCTTGAAATGATGCTTGAAGACGCACAAAGTTATGTGCGAGTGCAAAACATCTATAATCCCAACAACTTTGACAAAAGTTTGCGCAAGGCTGCGGAGTTCATTGAAGAACACAGTGACAAACACAAAACACTACCTGACCGCACACAAATTGCAGCCACAACTGGAGTTAAACTAGAACATGTGCCTGACTTGAACGAAGGACACTTTGCTTGGTTCATGGAAGAGTTTGAAGCATTTACCAAGCGCCAAGAACTTGAACGTGCTATTTTAAAGGCAGCAGACTTGCTGGAAAAAGGAGACTTTGATCCTGTAGAGAAACTGATCAAGGATGCTGTACAAATATCTCTTACCAAGGACATGGGTACAGATTATTTTGATGATCCCAGTGCTCGTATCAACAAGTACTTTAACTCGGGTGGGCAAGTAAGCACAGGATGGCCACAACTGGACAGATTGTTGTATGGTGGATTTAGTCGAGGTGAACTCAATATCTTTGCAGGCGGGTCGGGTTCCGGTAAGTCACTAGTGATGATGAATATTGCGCTTAATTGGTTGCAACAAGGACTCAGTGGTGTTTACGTCACACTAGAGTTATCGGAAGAACTAACAAGTTTGCGAACAGATGCTATGTTGACTAACATGAGTACCAAGGACATTCGCAAAGACATTGACACCACAACACTAAAAGTCAAAATGGTGCAGAAAAAGTCTGGGCAGTATCGCGTCAAAGCATTACCGGCACAAAGCAATATCAACGACATTCGTAGCTACATCAAAGAAGTACAGATCCAAACAGGAATCCGAGTAGACTTCATGATGATTGACTATCTGGACTTGCTGATGCCAGTTAGTGCCAAAGTCAGTCCCAATGACTTGTTTGTGAAAGACAAGTATGTGAGTGAGGAATTACGTAACTTGGCCAAAGAGTTAGGTATCTTAATGGTAACTGCATCACAGTTGAATCGCTCGGCTGTGGAAGAAATCGAATTTGATCACTCGCACATCTCGGGTGGTATCAGTAAAATTAACACAGCGGACAATGTGTTTGGTATCTTTACTAGTCGTGCCATGAAAGAGCGTGGCAAGTATCAGATACAATGTATGAAATCTCGAAGCTCGACCGGCGTTGGTCAAAAAATTGATTTGGAGTATAACATTGAAACCATGCGTATTACTGATGAAGGCGGCGACGAAGGCAACGGATTCCGGGCACCTACTAGTTCAATCATGGAGTCAATCAAGGCCAAAAGCCAAGCCCGCTCTGCTGATGAAGTTGAAGGTAATGCTAACACCAAATGGGAACGACCTACAGGAACCCCGGCTTGGGAGCAAGCACCCAAGGTTACAGCAGACGTACAAAGTGCCAAGCTAAAACAATTGTTGGGGCAAATTAAACAATCCTAGCTGTTGTATTGAGTAGCAATTTGCAGTAGAAATTTCTTGTCTATTGGACGCACTACCGAATCAATGCTCCAGGTCCGATCAGATTCTGCCAGCTGGTTGTTGCGTTCATATTTGTATATACAATAGGCAGCAAACCAAGGAGATTCTATAAAGCATTGATCAGGGATGGCAGACACAATATCAAACATTTTGGTACCGCTCAACGCCAAATCCAACCCAAGTTGTTGTTCTCGATAACGCACAACGATAGATCTCATGTTGTCACTCAAGGCACGATCAAAATGCTGTTTGAATACTGATTCAACGTACTCTTCTTTCAGCATGTGATCAAAGTTTATTACGTTTGTCATGGTGTTGTTTGACACATCTTGTTGAAACAGCCCAACATATTCTTGTATGTTGTAATAAGCTCGATCGTACCAGGTCACAGGATCAGACTGCCAATTTTTATGTTCTTCAGTCAACTGATGCTCTACCAAGAGTTTTTTGTAAAATACATTGTAGGCAGCATGATAAACTTTTTCATGTGCTAGTATAGTAACAACGGTTTGAAACGCCGACGTATCAAAATTGGGAATAGGGTGGAGACAAACACAATTAATTGTTGCATCAATCACTGGTGGAGTATCATACAGGCCCGGCCACCAAGGATCAATCCTGAATGATACAACTGTTGGTTGATCATCTACTAGAGATTTAAAGTAGTGTCCGCTCAGGCCTTCTCGAAACCAAATTAATGTTTTCATAATTTTGTAATAGTAAACAGCAAATGAAAATTACTTTGATCAAGTATGTTGAAGTGTGCTGATTTTACCCCCTGGGATACACAATCAATAAAATTGAATTTTAAATAGTTGAATTTGAGTTTTGTGGGATCTAATCCAATCACAAGCTTGGGATGAAACTGCAACCAAAGATTGCAAAAACTCACAAACTCTTCTATGGTGCAGTACCGATGTTCTGCAGAGAAATATGCCAGTGCTGTGTGGAACTCAAGATATGTAGGGTGCCATGTCATGACATCGTGTTCTATATGCACATCGGACCAAAACTTCTTGCTTAACGGATTTGATTCTACTGCCACACAATGTCTTGAGTCGTTGGAAAAATACCATCCAGCACTGTCAATTGATACAAAATCACCGTCGAGCTCATGATCAATCAAGGTGGCCCACGCAGGTTCAATAAATGCAATGTTTCTTCTTTTCATGCGCCAGAGTTTGATTAAAGGATGTCCTTGTGCGTACAACCTTGTTTGTTGTAACGGATGCATGTCAAGCTCGCTGTAGTGATTAATTACGCTCATAAACAAAAATATCTAGCCCGTGCATGCCCACAAAATGATTCCCATCAACATCTGGACAGTCCCGGCTCAGGGCCTGAAAAGGTTTTGAAATATGCTGTACAATTTGCTTGATGCTTTGCCCTAGGTCATCGTGATAATCAATATTCAAGTCGTTAGTTGGGATGAACTCGTAACGATTTATAGCCAAATAAACTGCTTCAACATCGTCGTGCAACAAAGAATCAACATACTCAACAAAGTGCCTCGGGGTTACCCCTATTAGGCTGTTGATGATTATCACGCCATTGTAATTGGTATTGCTTATTGTAAATTCTGCGTTGCAGTAATTGAAAAAATTATCCGAAAATCCTTGCCAACACCATGTTAAATTTTGATATTTTTTTAAAAAATTAACACATGCTACTTCTTGTGCAAGTAACGCACTGGTGTCGCCCACTTGTTTGTTGCGCCAGTAAGTACCACTACGTGTGGAATTTGTTCCAAAGTAGTCAATAATTTGATTGGCAATGACCAAATTCCACTCAGTTCCTGGGTGCACCTTTAACATTCGAATTGCATGGTCTCCTGGCGCCAAATGCTCGTAACCTGTAACCGGAACAAAATCTACACTGTCGGGATCTATGGCAATTTTGTTAGGGTGGCCGGTTACCCAGTTTGGGAACGCACTGCCACTCCAGTCGGTCAACAGCCAACACCATTTTTTGCCTGCTAGCAACCGAGTTATTTTCCCCAGTATATCACAAAAGTTTTTGATACACACATCATTGTCTAATTCAACATAGCTGTTGGATCGATTGCCTTGGCGGTTGATATGTGTGAATTGTATTACCCAATAATCTATGTTTAAATCTGTAGTGACTAAAAATTCCACTTGTTCCAGCATGGTTTGATTGCTGGATCTAAAACACCCTTGCCCAAGATTCCATAGCTTTTTGTTGAACTTTTGTGCTATAATACTTGAGAATGATTGTGATAATTCAAGTCCGTGACCAGTGGCAATGCTACTACCCAAGCATACCAATAATGGATCCGTATCAGTTATTTCAAAATCTTCTAAGGAACGATAACCTTGATTGTTGAACGTGTAATCAATGATATTTCTAAAATCTGATCCATAACATGTCATGGATTCTCCGCGTAAATCAAATTGGCTAGGGTATGGTTGGGGAAAGGCGTTGTCCATTCCAATACTTATAGATACCATTTCACTAAATAAATAAAAATCAAACAACTATGCAGAAAAAAACACGTAGCATATTAGAAGAATTAGAGTCAATCTATTCAGAAAGGCATCCTGATCACGACCGTCGATATATTATTGAAAGTCGTGCAAGCAATGTTATTGCAGGTGCTATTCGTTTAATTGAACAAATTGAATCTAATTATCCATCTGACCAAGCAGAAAATCTAACAAGAAAATTGTTAAACGCCATTCGTGACCGAGACCCTAGTAAGTTTGTAAGATCAGTAAGGCGAACAGATGCAGATTAATGAAGGCGGCAATGTTTTTAAAGATGCCCAAGGACAACCACTAACACAGCGTATCAACCGAGCTGACGTACCTGCCACTGTGGCCTACTTAGAAAAAGTAACAGGTATCAAGTTTCCACAAGACCGTTGGTTGGGGTCAACCGGACGAGCTCCAAGTTCCGGAGATCTAGACATGGCAGTTGATTTAAACAACATCAACAAAGATCAGGTTGCTGCCAAACTGTCACAGTATATTCAAAGCCAAGGACAAGATCCACGTGAATGGGTTGTAAAAAAAGGCGAAGTACACTTTAAAACCCCCATTGCCGGCGATGCCAAAAATGGCTATGTACAAACAGATTTTATGTTTTTCCCCAACTTGGATTGGGGCACATTCTTCTATGCTGGCGGCACCGACAGCAACTACAAAGGAGTGTACAGAAACATCTTGATGAGTTCAATTGCCAAGCAACAAGGACTCAAAGTTGGTGCCAATGGTATGCTGAGTCGCACAACAAATCAGTTAGTCAGCGGCGGCATGGACCCTGACTATGTGGCCAATGCATTGCTTGGACCCGGGCATGATCGAAATGATTTAAAAAATGTAGAAACAATTTATCAAGCTCTAGCAAAAGATCCACAACGTGATGCCAAGCTAGCAGATTTCCGTGAATACTTGGCTCGTGAAGGGTTGCAAGAGCCCGGCCAAGTTAAAGAAAGCTTGTACATGGAGTACAACGAAGTTAACTTCCTGGCCCGACTACGTGACCGTATTGTCAACCAAGGTATGCAACCACTTGTGGAAGCCGAACAAGCCGGAGTAGGTGGCCAGGCCAAAGGCATTGAACACCTGGAAGACATGGTGTTCCGCAACGGCACAGCTGGCATCCAGCAAGCACTGAACATTGTGCAACACGCCGCAGCCGCACCTGGCGAAACAACCACAGTAAAGTGGGACGGCAAACCAGCTATCATATTTGGCCGCAAGCCCGGTACCGGTGAATTTGTACTTACAGATGGATCCGGGTTTGATGCCAAAGGATATGACGGATTGTTTACCAGCCCTGATGCTATTACTAAAAACATGGCACAACGTGATGCTAATGCAGTGGCCAAAGGCGCACAAGCCAATCGTGTAAAACAACTTGCACCCATTTACACTCAGTTGTGGCCCATGCTTGATGCCGCATTGCCCCAAGATTTTCGTGGTTATGTCAAGGGCGATCTATTGTACATGGCTACACCTCCTGTGGAGAATGGACGCTATGTGTTTACCCCCAACACCGTGACTTATCAGATTCCTGTAAACAGCGCACTGGGCAAACGAATTGGTGCAAGCCAAGTGGGCGTGGCCATGCACACAATGTATGCAGATCAGAATGCACCTCGACAACCTTTAAAAGGTGTTGCATTTAATAATGTGCCGGGTTTATTGCTAGCTGATCCCGCAACATCAGTACCAAGTTCTATCGTGCCTGATGCTGCCAAAGTCAAACAGTTACAAAACATTGTGGCCACACAAGGTGCCAACATCAACAAGTTGTTTGATCCTGCTGCCATGCGTGATGCCAAGATTGCTGACCTGGCCAGATTGTGTGTAGACTATGTAAACACCAAAGTGGGACAACGTCTCAACCCGCAAACACTATTGCCTGAGTTTGGTAAATGGTTGCAGGGCAAAGTAACTACCAGCAAGTACAACAACATTGCCAACTATGTAAACGACCCACAGCGACAGGCCGGCATGCAAGCGGCTTTTCAAGCATTCTTGTTACTACACGACATCAAAGAAGGTATTCGTGGTCAGCTAGATGCACAGCACCCCGGGCAAGAAGGCTGGGTTATGGCCACCCCTGCAGGCTATAGCAAAGCTGTGGGACGTTTTGGGTCAGACGCTTTTGCCGCACAAAACCGTGCTAGAAACAATCCTCAACCCCAGTAATTTTTATCAATTGACTAAATAAAAGTAGGCCCAATGTGGCCACTAACTTAGGAGATTTTAAAATGGCATATTTTCCACCCTTCAATGGTGATTCGCAACCAGTATTTGCAATGGACATTAACAATGGTCCACAAACTGGTACCATCAGTTCAGCTGCCTTGGTGCAGATGGCTGGTCCCAAGCTTGACTTTTTCAAGATTATTGTTGAAAACGGTTCTAACCAAGCAATCGACTTGCGCCCTCAACTTGGCAGCTACAGCGGCGGCGTGTTCACACCCGGTGTTGTTAACCAATTGATGCAAGACATTCAGAAGACAGCCACTGTTGCTATGTATCAAGTCGAAGCTGACACTAGTGGTCAAATCAGCATTGGTGTTTATCCACAGGCCGCTTGGACTACAACTACATTGCAAGCTAGCCTCCGTGCACTTGGCAACGTTCAAATCACAGCCAGCGATGGCACTGTAACAGGTGTTAACGTTAGCGGTACAGACGTTACAACTGCTGGCTTCAAACTAGCTTAATAGAGTTTTACTCTTACAAACAGCCCTGGATTTATTCCAGGGTTTTTCTTTGGCTGTTAAATACTCATACTATGCAACCAATGCCACTATGGCCAACAATGTTTTACAACTTTGACTGGTCCGATCACAAAAAACATGCACAAGAACTCAAGACAGTTTGTCAGGATCTTGAAAAACAAAATTACGTTAGTAATATAGCACCTGACGCTAAAAGGGGCTTGTACGAAAGCGGGTTTGACTTTGTGGAATATCCTAGTCCTGCAGTTAGAGCCTGGGCCGACTGGGTAAAAAATTGTATGTTCCAAGCCAGCAATAATGCCAACAAACGTTATTGGCCGCCTGGCACAAATGTTCAAGTTGAACTGCACGAATCTTGGTGTCATATCACACGTGATGGTGGATATCACGACATGCACATACATCCCAACAGCACATGGAGTTGCATTTATTATCTTGATTGTGGAGACATGGACGGCGCAACAAAAAATGGCCTAAACCGTTTTTACAACCCCAATACCACCATGCATACTGATACAGGAACATTGTACATATCACGTGACAACAGCATAGACATCTTGGCCGAACCGGGAATGTTGATATTGTTCCCCAGTTGGATCCAACATTCGGCCTTGCCCTATCGAGGCAAGCAGGATCGTTACGTTCTAAGCGCAAACAGCAGAATCACTTCATCAGAATGACAATTCGAATCAAGTGTCGTACTATATTTGATATAACTGCCACGGGTATTCGCAGCCAGTTCAAAGAATCACAGCTGCCATTCCGTACCATCGACGGGCAAGTTGTAAAAGATAGTTTTCACTGGACTCGTGCTAGAAATCAACAGCGCAATTGGGAAACATTAAATCAACTTATTTCTTTAAGAACATTACCAGAAAATATCACTTTACCTGAGCACAACACAAAAACGCATACCTGGAGTTTTGAGTTTGATGTAATAAACCCTGATACTATTTTTGTAAATGACAATCCTCTAGGGTTACTGATAAAAGATTGTGAAGGTGTTCCCATGATACCGGGACTTGAAGAAACTGCCTCATCAGGGACCACCCTTGAGACTCAAGGAAATAACCCCAATATTTGGTTTGACTTAGTCTGACGGTAAATAATCTATAAGGAATCGTCATGGATACTACCGATATTGAAAAAAAGAGTTTAGAAGCTCACGTTGAGTTATGCGCCGAGCGATATAAATTGTTAGAAAATCGCATGGACAGTATAATAGTCTGCATTGACGAAATCAAAAATGATGTTAAACAAATGCATGGCATGATACAACTCATGTCAGAAAAACGCAACACACAGTTGATCAACTGGGGATTGGGCATAATTGGAACATTAGCTGGCACCGTTGCCTGGTTAGTGACAACTTACATACTTAAATGATGCAAGACCCTGTTGTACTAGATCGTCTTAATCGCTGGATTAAAGCAGAAGCTGAAATTGCCCAACAAAATGCAATATTTCAGGAATCAGGTGTGTACCATGCATTTGGCATTTACGAGATTTTTAAAAAGCCATCATCTGCCACAATAACCATTAGGCAAGAACAAATACGTGAGTTTAGTTCAATAAAAACTGCAATCAGCTGGTGTGTAGCTGAAAGAAATAAAAATTATACCTTGTCCCGTAACTTAGAAACAGCTGATTTTGACACCATCAGACTGTCAAACGATGTAACCGCATCACAAGCATTATTACATACTTTAAAAGACCGTGATCGTCGCAGAGTAGTGCGTGATAAACTAGAACAAAAACAAGCACAATTAACCCATGCACAAGACCGGCTGTCGAAATGCATTAATTTGGCTAAATACTTTCAACTAAGAGGATTCAACGATGAACTTGCAAGAACTCGGCGCCAAACGCCTAACCAAACAAATCGCCCGCGTGATAGAAAATCAGCACGGCAAACGCATTGACTTTGACCAAATTGGGCCGCGTCGTGCACAAGGCATGTTGGCCAAGGTGCAAGGTATGTTAAACGAGCACCGCTCACAACCTTTGTTCCACAAGAGCGAACGCAATCCAGCGTACATGCAACTGGTAATGATGGAACAAGCGTTGACAGCTCGTTTGCAGGAAGCTGGAGAAGTACCAGCTGTTCCTGGCGCTCTAGCCACTGGCGCTGTTGCTCCTGCGGTTAATCCTGCTCAAATGGGCATGCAAGTTGCACAACGCAAAAAGCAACTGCAAGACCAACTTAGAGCCGCTCAGGAACAAGTTCGTGCCATACAAAAACAAATTAGTCAGCCTGCTCTGGGCATGGCCGAAAGCCGTCGTAGTATCAGCGAGAGTGAAGTGCAACAAGCTCAAGTTGTGTTGGCTGCACAAGACATGGTTGATCAAATTCAGAAAATGATGGAACAGATTTCTGAAATGCAATTTAAAGACATGCCTGCCTTGGTCAATAGCATTCGTAATGACATGGGAATTGACCAAGCCACCAAATACCAAGCTGATGCAACTGCCGCACTAACAACATTGTTAGGTGCAGTTCAAGCCGGAAAAACACAACTAGAAGCCGCACAGACTGTGTTAACCGGCCAGTCTCCAGTGATTCCTGGAGCAGATGCGGGCGCAATGCCAGCTCCTGCCCCCGGCATGGATGCCGGCGCCGATATTGATGCAGACCTTGATATTGATGCAACACTACCAGCTGATGATGGCGAAGAAGAAGTAGACATTGGCGCAAACCTGGGTCGCGAGCGTAGATAATGAAAATCTTTGAAGTTGCCACTGGCGGCTTAAACAATCAGAAAATCATGGCACTGAGTCAATTTTTATTGTCTCGTGCCGAGGGCACTGATGCAAATAAAACATTTGATTTGGCTGCCTTTCTTGATTTGGCCAACAACATGGGTATCAGCATGACTGGTCAGCAACTCAAGGATCTAAGTTTGTTACCCCCACTGAGCAATATTATTACCAATGTAGAGCTTGATCCAGCTGATCCCAAGAGTGGCAAAGTGTATTTTCAAGGCGCCGAAGAACCAGGTGCAGTTGATGCTGAAACCATGTCAGTTGATCAAGCCAGAGACACAGTAAACAAAATGGCCAAGCGAGCAGTTAAAATATGATCCCAGAGCGGATCAAAATATCCAAAGTTGAATTCTACATAACAAACGTGTGTAACCTCACATGTGAAGATTGTAACAGATTCAACAATCTTGATTTCCGTGGTTGGCAGAAATGGAGCGACTACGAGGAAATGTACAAAGAGTGGGCTCAATACATTGACATTGATCAAATTGTAATCTTGGGCGGAGAACCTTTACTCAACCCCACAGTACTAGAGTGGGCTTATGGTCTAGAAAAAATCTGGGGCAAGTATGTACAAATCCTCACAAATGGCACAAGACTCAATCATGTGCGTGGCCTATACAAGCTGGTGTCAGAAACCAACAACTGGGTAGGTATTAGTTTACACGATCAAAACTATTTGCCAGAGTTGGAAAAAGAACTTGAGAAGTTCATGATACCTCCAATTACTAAATTTGCCAAAGGACATCCGGCCTCCAGGTATGGTGCTGACTATGAGTTTTTAGACAGCAACACAACCGTCACCCCGGGCAGTGGACGAGACGTTAACCGTGCATGGATCCCAGTATGGATTCAAGATGAGTTCATGCCCAGTGCAATCAAGTTCTTGCCCGATGGCCGATATGGATTGCACTCTAGTGTGCCCGACGATGCCCATGCTGTCTGCCCAATTGTCCAAAACAAATCATATCATTTCATACGTGGAAAGTTGTACAAATGTGGCCCTGTTGCATTGTTCCCGGAATTTGATGAGCAACATAATTTTGATATTTCAGATTCTGATCGAGACCTGCTCAACTCTTATGCTCCATTGTCTATTGATGATTTCCCCACAAAAGGTGCAGAGTTTTTGTCCACAATAGACAACCCCATCCCACAGTGCAAATTTTGTCCCACCAAAAACGAATTCAAAAAAATTATATCTATCAGAAAAGGTCTTGAATAATCAATAAATATTCAAGCACACCAGAAGTCATTGATCTTTACCAAAAAAGATAGTACAATATCAAGAGAGGCACACATGGCATATAGCACACAAGTAGTAGATCATTATGAAAATCCCAGGAATGTTGGATCTTTTGACAAGAGTGATACTGGTATTGGTACTGGTATGGTTGGCGCACCTGCTTGCGGTGACGTAATGAAACTACAGATAAAGGTAGATCATGATACAGGTATTATTACAGATGCAAAATTTAAAACGTATGGCTGCGGATCGGCTATTGCGAGCTCGAGCCTTATTACGGAGTGGGTCAAAGGCATGCACCTCGATCAAGCCGGAGCAATCAAAAATTCCGAAATCGCCGAAGAGCTAGCACTACCTCCAGTTAAGATACACTGTTCAATACTTGCAGAAGATGCAATCAAAGCGGCGGTTGAGGACTACAGAAAAAAACACCAATAGCATTGCTATTGACTAACATGGCATGACAACAATTGAGCGTTATTTGATAAGTGCCCCACCTCGCGTTGGCGGCAATCTATTTACTGATATAATAAAATCTACAAATACTCAATGTGTGCATACTCATGACCCACAACACCGCACAGATAATGATGCAATTACAGGATTGTTAATAATTCGTCGTCGCGATGTATTTTCAGCAGTTATGTCTAATTGCGTTGTTTGGCATACCAACCAAACAACAATCTATGATCAAACTAATATTGAACCGTTTGAAGTGACCAAACAAAATTTCTTACTGCAATATGCAAGTCATGTTTGGCATTTTAAAAATCATGATCTGACAAGACCGTATGGATTAGTTGAAACATTTTATTTTGAAGATTTTATAGATGATTACATGCATGTATTAACTCGCTTGGGTCTGCGACTCTCCGATCAACACGATTACAGTAATTGGTCTGCCCGGGCACCATATAGTTACAAAAAATTGGTTATAAATCATCAAGATTTGAAAGTACTATTTGATGAACTTGAACTTGGTATTGTAGTCAATCCATATATCAAGTACAACTTATTAGGCATTGAATCTGGAGGATTTTGTCAATCATGATATCAGTAACTGAGGCAGCCGCCCGCAAAATCAAAACTGCGCTGGTCAAACGTGGCAAGGGGCTAGGTATACAAGTAGGAGTTAAAACTACTGGTTGCTCAGGACTGGCTTATGTGTTAGAATATGTAGACAATCCCAACTTGCACTGTGTACAGCACTACGACAGCAACGGTGTTAGAGTTTTTATAGACCCCAAGAACAAACCATACGTTGAAGGTATGACTATTGATTTTGTACGCAATGGTCTCAATGAAGGATTTGAATTTCGCAACCCCAATGAACGTGACCGCTGTGGTTGCGGAGAAAGTTTTAGAATTTAATGATAATTCAACGATACAATTACTCACCCTTGGATCGAACAACTATTGACGGCAAACGACATTATTGTTTGCCTGACGGTAGCCGAGTACCCAGCGTCACTACCATATTGGATCGTACCAAGCCCGAAGAAAAACGCTTGGCTCTAGCCAATTGGAAAAAGCGTGTGGGAGAACAACAAGCACAGCAGATCACCACAGAAGCTGCCAATCGCGGCACCCGAATGCATGCGTACCTAGAGCACTATGCACTGCAAGCAGACATGAAACCGTTGCCTGGCAATCCCTTTGCTCATGCTTCCTGGTTCATGGCCGCAGAAGTTATCTTACAGGGACTGTGCAATGTAGATGAATTTTGGGGAGTAGAAGTTCCTGTTTATTACAGTGGGTTATATGCAGGAACCACAGACTGTCTCGGACTCTGGAAGGGACAGCCTGCAATTATTGATTTTAAGCAGACCAACAAGCCCAAAAAACGTGAATGGATTGACGACTATTTTATTCAGCTCACAGCCTATGCCGCGGCACATAACAATACTCATGGCACAGATATCAAAACAGGGGTAATCATGATGGCCCAACAACCTGCAGTTTTGCCCGATGGCACACTGAGCAAGCCTGTTTATACTGAACACGTGATTGAAAGTGATGAATTTGCTCACTGGACTAACGAGTGGAACAAACGTGTTGAATTCTACTACTCGGCCAACTAAATACTCAAACAACCGAGGAATTCCAAGTGGCTATAGTACAAGTATCCAGAATAACCAATCGTAAAGGTTTACAAGAAAACCTACCGCAACTCGCTGGCGCTGAACTGGGCTGGGCAGTAGACAGTCAGCGACTCTACATTGGCAATGGTACTTTGCAAGAAGGTGCCCCTGTTGTTGGCAATACTGAGATATTAACTGAAAATTCTGACATTGCGGTATTGAGCAACTATACCTATGCAGACACAGTGGTAGGTTACGCGGCACAAACTGGTCCAACTGCTACTGATCCAGTTGTGCGTACCTTGCAAGCCAAACTAGACGATCAAGCATCAATTAGAGATTTTGGTGCTGTTGGCGATGGGGTAACAGACGACACGGCTGCAATCAATCGTGCTCTGTATCAATTGTATTGCCGCGAAAACAACTCAGAAATTCGTAGAAGCTTGTTCTTCCCCGCTGGAACTTACCTTGTCACCGATACTATTGTTATTCCCACATATGCCAAGCTTGTGGGCGAAGGTGCAAACCATTCTACAATTTACATGAGTGGAGGATCAGCTTCGGTACTGGCTCAATACGGAGACAGTCGCCAACAAACTGGTGTGAACATTGGTACCAACAGTGCTACCCCTCCTAGAAACATTGAAATTTCTAGCATGACCTTTCAGTCCGACGAGGATATAAGTTTATTTCTTGTAAACCGTGCTCAGCAATGCTGGTTCCACAGTGTTAATTTTGTTGGATCAATCACAACAGCCCGCCTTGAAAACGCTGACGTAACTCCTCTGCCAGACATTGCCGCAGTGGGATTTGCAAGTACCACCACACTTGTCACACAAGATATAACATTTGATTGTTGTTCTTTTGAAAATATCACATATGGTATTGCCACTGGTGCAGAACTAATGGGAATCACTGTTAGTAACAGCAACTTTAATTATTTGTATCAAGGTATTGTGCTCGGTGTTGACTCAGGTACAGGACCTACTGGGTTCCGTACAGTGCATAACATGTTCAATAACATCTATGCCGAGGCCATTGATTACGGCGAGGCCGGACTTAATGTATCAGCTTACAATGTATTTTACAATGTGGGCTACAACATTTCAACAGGGACTCCACTAAGTCCAATAATTTCATTTGGAAACGACAACAACGTATCTGTAAATGACCTGTTTGAAAGATCCGACAGTGATGCTTACATTATGCCTCGGGTTCGTATATTATCTAGTGTTGCCACATCCGGTGGTGTACAATCACAAATGGGTAGACTGTTTCAAGGCAATGGTAAAACATTTACTTTACTAAACAATCAATCATCATACCAGCCTATTTTTTATGTCAACAACGATGACGTAAAAGCATTTCAAATGTTTTACACCATCACTCGAGGCTCGGCTGTACGAAATGGCATTATGACAGTGGTTTCTGGCCCTGCAGACAGTGTTGGTGATTTAGCAACATCAGATGACTATACCGAAAATACTTTCACTGGAGTTGTGTTGAATGTGACACAATCAGGATCTCAGGTACAGATGCAGTACACCACATCTTCAACCGGCTTGTCCGGCACTTTAACCTATTCAATCACTCACTTAGCCTAATGTGGCCTATTACCTTTGAAGAACGCCTACAACAGTGGCATGCTTTGCGTGTTGCTGTGACTGACTCATCGGGTTACAATCGATATCTTGCCATCAACGATTGGTGGTTCCGTGCTCCCATGATAAACCATTATTTGCACTGGGGCGATTTCCCCAATTGGCCTGATCCCTGGGACTTGTTGGATAAAAATAACTGGTGCGACCTTGCAAGAGCACTGGGAATAGTGTATACTTTAATGATGGTAGACAATAGCTATCGAGATCGACTCAGTATTGTCCAGTACAACAATGACAATTTAGTCCTGGTAGACAATGGGAAATATATACTGAATTGGTGCCCACGTGAGCTATTAAATATCGATTCAGAACATTTTAAAACATCACAGCGGCTTGACTGTGAAAAATTATACTTTTTAATAAACTAGACAATGACACAAATCCACGTACTAAAGCGGAGCGGCAATCGTGAGCCGCTAGACATAGAAAAACTACATCAAGTAGTGTTTTGGGCAACAGAGGGGATCACAGGAGTTTCAGCAAGCGAAGTAGAAATCAAAAGCCACTTACAATTTTTTAACGGAGTCTCTACGTCAAGTATTCAGGAAACTCTGATCAAGAGTGCGGCTGATTTAATTTCAGAAGAAACTCCAAACTACCAGTACGTGGCCGGTAGATTAATTTGCTATCATTTGCGTAAACAAGTGTATGGGGCATTTCAACCTTGTCACATAAAGGAACTGGTTGACCGTAATGTTGCTAGTGGCTTTTATGATAAAGAGCTGTTGGAAACTTACAGCGCAGAAGAGTGGGATCGTATTAATGGCTTTGTCCGGCATGACCGAGATGAACAATTGACTTATGCTGCCATGGAACAGTTCCGCGGCAAGTATCTTGTGCAAAATCGTGTGACAAAAGAAATTTTTGAAACACCGCAAGTGGCGTATGCATTAATTGCTGCCACTTTGTTTGGCAAGTATCCCAAGAACACACGCATGACCTGGATACGTGATTACTACGATGCTATATCCACACATCAGATCAGTTTGCCCACTCCTGTCATGGCCGGGGTGCGTACTCCGCAACGTCAATTCTCTAGCTGTGTGTTGATCGAAACAGGTGACAGTTTGGACAGTATCAATGCCACTACATCTAGCATTGTAAAGTATGTGAGTCAAAAAGCCGGCATTGGTATCGGAGCCGCACGTATACGTGCAATTGGTTCTCCTATTCGGTCAGGCGATGCATACCACACAGGCGTTATTCCTTTTTACAAAATGTTCCAGGCAGCAACACGGTCATGCTCACAAGGTGGAGTGCGTAATGGGGCTGCCACCTTGTACTATCCACTATGGCATCTTGAAGTAGAAGATCTCTTGGTATTAAAAAACAACAAAGGCACTGATGATAATCGTGTGCGCCAAATGGACTATGGAGTGCAGTTCAACAAAGTCATGTATGAACGACTGTTGACCAATGGTAATATCACATTGTTCTCGCCGCACGACGTTCCTGAAATGTTTGATGCATTTTATACAGATGTGGAAAAGTTTCGTGACCTATATGAAAAAGCAGAACGTAATACTAAACTTCGAAAGAAAACAATTTCAGCAGTGGAGTTGTTTAGTCGCTTCATGCAAGAACGCAAAGACACTGGTCGTATCTATTTGCAAAATGTAGACCATGCCAACAGTCACGGTAGCTTCAAGCCCGAGCTTGCACCAATCCGACAAAGCAACTTGTGCAGTGAAATTGACTTGCCCACTAAACCACTCAACGATATCAACGACCCCGAGGGCGAAATTGCATTGTGCACATTAAGTGCACTGAACTGGGGATCGTTTCGCGACCCAGAGGACATGGAAAAAGCATGTACACTGGCAGTACGAGGCCTAGATGCATTGTTGAGCTATCAAAATTACCCCATCTTGGCCGCACAGTTGGCCACAGAGAATCGCCGCCCACTAGGTGTAGGCATTATTAATCTTGCCTACTGGTTGGCCAAGAATGATCTTAGCTACAGTAATCCTGCCTCTCTGGTACTAGTTGACAAATGGGCACAACACTGGAGTTACTACCTAATCAAGGCATCGGCAGACCTTGCTCAGGAATTTGGCGCATGCCCTAAATCTAATGAAACCAAGTATCATGATGGTGTATTACCGGTGGACACTTACAAGCGTGAAGTAGACGAACTTGTGCCACACCAGGATGAAGTAGACTGGTCAGGCCTGCGTGAACAACTCAAGCGTACTGGCATTCGTAATTCAACCTTGATGGCTTTGATGCCAGCAGAGACCAGCGCACAGATTTCAAATGCCACAAACGGCATTGAACCTCCACGTAGCTATGTATCAATCAAACAAAGCAAAGACGGTGTGCTCAAACAAGTTGTCCCCGAATATCGTCGTTTAAAAAACAAATACGAGTTATTATGGGATCAGAAATCGCCCGAAGGCTATCTAAAAATCTGCGCAGTCTTGCAAAAATATATTGACCAGGGCATCAGCGTAAACACTTCATACAATCCACAACACTACGAAGATGAAAAGATTCCTCTCAGTGATATGCTAAAACACCTTGTGATGTTTTATAAGTATGGTGGCAAACAGCTATACTACTTTAACACATATGATGGATCGGGTGAGATTGATCTTGATCGATTGAATCAAAAACAGGTATTGACTGAATCCGTTGATGTTGCAGTACAAGACGATGCCGAATGCGATAGTTGCACAATCTAATAGGATAACATGAGCGTTTTAAATTTAAAAAAGGATCGTGACCATACACAAAGCCTAGCCTTCCTTGACCCCGAAGGCGTAATCGGTATGCAACGATTTGATACACTGAAATATCGACAGTTTGACAAACTCACTGACAAACAACTAGGCTTCTTTTGGAGACCAGAAGAAGTTGATGTGTTACGCGATGCCAAGGACTTTAAAGATCTCACTGACTACGAACAGCATATTTTTACTAGCAATTTAAAAAGACAAATTTTGCTAGACTCAGTTCAAGGCCGCAGTCCCAGTCTTGGCTTCTTGCCATTGACCACATTGCCAGAACTAGAGACTTGGATTACCACGTGGACATTTAATGAAACTGTGCATAGTCGTAGTTACACGCACTTGATACGTAACGTGTACTCTGATCCAGGCCGGGTGTTTGACGAAATGTTAGACATTCCTGAGATTGTAGATTGTGCACATAACATTACCAAGTACTATGATGATTTGATAGAATACAGTTTGTTATATCAGGTGTTGGGAGCGGGCACTCACACAGTGAATGGTAAAACTGTAACAGTTGATGTATACGAGCTTAAACGTCGAATATGGTTGGCAATAGCCAGTGTCAATGTGCTTGAAGGTATTCGATTCTATGTGAGTTTTGCTTGTAGCTGGGCATTTGCTGAACTTAAAAAGATGGAAGGTAACGCCAAGATCATCAAGTTCATTGCCCGAGATGAAAATGTACACTTAGCATCCACGCAACAGTTGCTAAAAATATTGCCCAGTGACGACCCCGACTTTGCTCGCATACGTGAAGAAACACAAAGTGAAATGATCAAGATGTATGAACTTGCTATCAAACAAGAAAAAGACTGGGCCAAATTCTTGTTCAAAGATGGAAGTATGATTGGTCTTAACGAACACTTGTTGTGTGAATATGTGGACTGGATTGGTAACAAACGCATGACTGCTGTGGGCTTGCCTACACAAAGCAAAGGTGGAAGTAATCCTTTGCCTTGGACTGCCAAATGGATTGCCGGTGCAGAAGTACAAGTGGCTCCACAAGAAACTGAAATTACATCTTATGTTATTGGCGGCACCAAACAAGATGTGGACTCCACAACACTATCGGGACTGAGCCTTTGACATGAGAGTAAGTGAGTCTGTTACCTATCACAGTAAATCTGATGATCAAGAACTAGCTCCTGGAATTGATGTTCCTGCCTTGATTGATTGGATAAAGACCTTGCACCCAGAAGAACAACAAGAGTTCATTGCCGCCAAGAATCGTCAAGAGCAATACCGTCAAGAAGTTATAGATGCTGGCAAGATGATCATGGTCAATTACACCTATGTATGGCAAGATCAACACAGTGCAGAGCAAAATAAAACTGCTGATCCTACATGGGTACAGTATTTTAATAAGTGGCTAGATAGTCACAACATGTATATTATAAGAAAGATGGATTCTGTATGAAACTCACAGTATATTCAAAAACAGTTTGCCCATATTGCGTACAGGCAAAAAACTATCTCAAAAGCAAGAATATTGAATTTGATGAAATCAACATTGAAGATACGCCCCAAGCTCGCGAATACATCATGCAATCCGGGCATAGAACAGTGCCACAAATTTATTACAACGGCAAGTTATTTGTTGAAGGTGGTTGGCAAGGTTTAAGTAAACTCAGCGGTGAAGATATCATGAGAGAAATTGAAATTTGCAATGAAATCTCTAATGCTAACATATCCTTTTAATATAAAGAAACTCAAATGAACATTGAAATTAACGAAATTTATAGTATCAAACTCAACACTGGTGAAGAAGTTGTAGCACGTATTGCCGCACTCAACGCTGACCACATGATTATTGAACATCCTATCCTCACTGTGATTAGTCCACAGGGTTTGCAAATGATGCCCGGGCTGTTTTCAGCAAATATGGACAAAAAAGTGCGACTAAATAATAACAGTTGGGCTATGATTGCCGAAGCTCGCGAAGATGTTCGCAACAGCTGGATTCAAGCCACCACTGGTATTGCGCCAGTTAGCAAGCAGATTATTACAGGATAAAGATCAACATGCCACAAGTATGCAGAGTAGGTGACCAAAACAATGGTAAAGGCATCATACTGGGTGGCGTGGGGTCAGTACAAGTAAATGGTAGGCCCGTTGCTGTAGTTGGTGACAAGATTACCCCGCATCCAAAAGGTGCTATACATGCCAAGGCCACTGTGCAACAAGGAAGCGGTACAGTTTATGCTGGCGGTAAGCCGGTTACGTATGTGGGAGCCAAAGATCTCTGCAAGCACACTCATACCACAGGTAGTGGTGATGTCTACGTGGGTACTTGATTGTGGGGCAGTTATCTAGTGTAATGTCCATTGCTGGGGCTGGGCTGTTACCAAATCCTCCTGGTGATGTTGGCACTGCTATAGTGGCCAACACCGCGGCAGTTGACCGTTACAGTGGTTTACCTTTTGTCTCAAATGTAATAACTGTTGTCAATTCTGCTGTTATTGAAGCGGCAGCCAACAATATTTCTTCTTCTACCTTGTCAGGTATTATTACATTGGGTGCTAGTACTTTCCCTGCCTTAACAGATACATTGACTCCGGGTAACGTAATAGCCAATATATTGGTTAGTGGAACCCCGGCCAATGTTGCAGCCAACATTTACCTAGTGTCTGATGCAATCAAATACGACATATCCGAGATAATGGGCAACGGGGACCTTACAAAATTTTGTCAGGTATTCCAGTCAGCTGATGGGTATGTGGCACAGGCTAACCAACTGTTGAATTCTGTAAAGAATGCTGATATCCTAGCGCAAACATTTAATCCTGCTACTGGTGGTATGAACACACTCAGCACAGGAGGAATAAATCAAGTTACCAACAATTCACCTGTGCTTGGTGCAGATTTTGCCAATCTAGGACAATTAATTTCGCTGGCCAACCTTGATGACCTTGGACTGCCTGGTGAACTAATTGCACAAATAAGTCGAGTTACCAATGGTGGATTACCCGCAATAAGTGAGCTGTTGCAAGCAGCCGGGATACCAAACACAAAAATTAGTTCCTTGAGCAAGGGTGTTGATGAATTATCATCACAAGAAGAAAAAGCCGCTTATGCAGTATTAACAGCAGTGACTGGTGATTTGTTAACGCAAGCACTGACAGTGTTAGGGATCACTGTCGGTGGCATAACTAATCTAGGTCAGTTGCTGAATCCCAAACAGATATTGCCATCAGCATATAACACATTACTCTGCCCTACAACAACAACTTTGGCCCCAGTTTATTTGTCTAACGGAGCCATTAACACAGCTCTTGAGCCAGTGTTGAGCAATCCGTCTGTTTCGGCTTATACTGGGCCTAATAATACCAATAGTTTATCTACATTAAAGTTGATAATACCACCTGATCAGGCAGTGGCCAACAAGGCCCTGGCACGTAGCTTACAGCAAATTAAACGTATAACCAATACCACTCTACCAGCATTGAGTGCGGCCATGAGAGCCACCCAGAGTATTGGTAACCTTTCGGCTATTGCAAATCTTGTTACTCCTGTGCCCACCAGCGTTAAAACTTTTTATCAATCTCAATTGGGCGCTGGTACTGGTCCAAATGGCACAATATTGTTGGTAGATATAATTGGTGCCGGCAGCGGATATATTTTAAACGGTAATTTAAGCACAGTATCCAATTCTATATCTAATTTACAAGTAGCTAATTCTTTATACACATTGTCTTGGTGCTATGATAATATGTTGGGCACCTTGGGAAATGTGTACGGGCCACCCAATGACGGCACAGGCAATGTGATAATTCCGTCGGGGCCTGGCGCAGGCACTTACGACACCTGGGACCAAGCATTTGAAACTGGTTTATTGCCAGCTGCCAACTCCGCTATCACAAGCATAGTTGCAAATAACTCCAGCGAAGTTAGCCGAGCCAATTCTTCTTGGGGCAATGTTATATCTACATTGATAACACAAGCACAAAATCAAACTGCGGCATTAGTTGACTTTGGTAATATTGTTGGAAACTCTTCTTCAGCGTCCATGAGCTTTGCAGCCGCCTTGCATGATTATGGTGTATCGGTCACACCAGGTGGCGCAAGTGAATACCTAAATGCGGTTGCAAATCCTGATACACTCAGTGGACAAAGTGTTGTTGCCAGCATGAGAGAAGGTATCAATCTTGCCGCATTGCAAGACGCTGGACTGCAACTAGACACACAACTAAGTGATGCACCCAGCCCCGGTCCCACTGTATCAAGATCAACACCACCACCATGGAGTAGATATTCAACTGCCTGGAGCAAGGCAGCAACCTTGGTAGCTGCCGATCGAAATTGGGGTCTATTACGATCATTCCTGGGCGTTAATATTGCTAATTGGGGGTTTGACGGTACACCAAATCAAACTGGAACAGTTAATATAAAGTCAAGTGGAAAAAATGTTGACGTCGTCATTGTTGACGCTGTGATTGATCCCAACCACCCTGAGTTTGCAGTCAACGCTAGTGGCACTGGCGGCAGCCGTGTGAAATATGTAAACTGGTATGCACTTGATGTTCCCGGTAATCCTGGTGCCGGGCAAACATATAACCCACCTATCACAACCACAGCACCTAACTCGGCAGATGACAGCAGGCATGCTACATTTGTTGCAGGCGTGGTAGCAGGGAACACTCAAGGTTGGGCACCAAATGCAAACATCTACAACATCAGTCCTCAATATGTAACCGGTGGCGTGCAATATTTGTATCTTTACAAGTATATTCTAGCTTGGCACAACAAAAAACGTGCCGCAGGCAACATGACTCCTACCATTTGCAACAACAGTTGGTACTCACGTTATACCATTCCCTATGGCAGTATCACTTCGTTGACCTATCGTGGCGCAACAATTGCAGGACCATTCACCTTGTCTGACTTGCTCAGCTATGGTATCACCAATAATGGTGCAGGCAGCTGTGTTGTGAGTTTGCAAAATGCCAGCATGGACGCAGACATCCAGGCATGTATCAATGCTGGAATTATCATGGTAGGCTGTGCTGGTAATGATGACACAAGAATTGCTGTAGCTGGTGAAATTGATTACAACAACACACTCACGGCAACTGGATTTAATTTCGGAATACCAATATACTATACTCGTGGGTCTAGTCCTGTGGCAACAGACAATGTGATCTGTGTGGGTAGCATTGGTGCCGGTGTTACCAGCGGTGGCGACCGTAAATCCAGCGTCAGCAATTGTGGACCTAGAGTAGATTTATTTGCACCGGGATCATACATCACTAGCTCTTGGTTAACATCCGGCACACCAACTGGGTCGGGTTATCCTGCGCCAGTACCCGACCCAAGGAACACCACATACTACATTGCAAAGTACAGCGGCACCAGTTTTGCCGCCCCACAAGTGGCAGGATTGCTAGCATGTGCTGTAGAAATCGATCCCACATACAATCAAACAGCCGCTCGAAATTATATCGTAAGCAATGCGGCAACTGGGCAAATCCCAGATTCTAGTGGCGGATACAGCGATACGTTCAGTTTGCAAGGTGCACCTAATGCATATTTGACTGTTCCCGTTGGAATAAACAATAGTTAGACAATTAAACTTAGTGGAAACACTGAGTTTTTCGCCTAAAATTTAAACTAGAGTAAATACTAGTCTTGACTCAACAATAAAAAGAGTT